ATAGTTCAACCTTGTGCGCTAGGGTCTTACAATTAAACAAACTACTACTACAAATAGAAAGAGAAGTAATATGGGATTAGATATGTATCTATACGCAACGAAGTATGTAAGCAAGAGCGACCTATTTGAGAAAGATAGCCCTGCTCGATACGCAGAGATTGTGAAAACAATAGGCGCAGAGGACTTTCCTCAAACCGAGTTCGGTAGTGCTACCGTTGATATTCAAATAGGATATTGGCGCAAGGCTAATGCTATCCATAACTGGTTCGTTCAGAATTGCCAAGGTGGTGAGGACGATTGCCGTAAGTCTTTCGTATCGCGTAATCATCTTATTGAACTGAGAGACTTATGTGTATCCGTAATGGCTGAGAAAAATAACAAAGATATGGCAGATGAGTTTTTGCCTACGGCTTCGGGGTTCTTTTTCGGCGATACTAACTACGACGAGTATTACTACGAGTATTTAAGCAATACGATTACGCTACTCAATACGCTACTAATCACCGTACCTGAAGGCTGGGACTTTAGTTACCAGAGTAGTTGGTAGAGAGATGAGCAAGTCAATGTGTCCGTGGTGCGGAGACCTTTACGAAGTTACTGCGTGGGGCAGACCGCATGAGTGTGACGAGGATAGAGAGGATAAGTAATGAGAAAGATAACTCTAATAGTAGATGATGAGTGGTATAAAGCCATAGTCAATTTAACTACTGATGTGTACGACGGAGAGACGTGTAAGTGGGTAGCCGTTGAGGAAATGCCTACGGTGAGAGAGATGGACGGAGTATCATGAGCGCGCCATACGGATTAAGTCAATGCGAAGTCTGCGAGCAATATGTAAATAGCCTTTGCGATATGGCAGAACTTTGCGTAGAGTGTTGTAGTGATTGTCAAGAGAGAGGTTTAGAGCATGACTAAAGATGAAGTTAATGCGTGTAACTGTGACAAATGCGAGTGCCCTAAGCAAGATGATTACACAAGAGAAGGCGGTACTTGTGAGGAGTGCTTTAGCGGTTGCCAACCTACTGAGGGCGGTGACGAGTGCGATTGTACGGAAGTGTGCGGTTGGACTAAGCCCCATTATGTAACCGAAGGCTCTTGCCCTAACTGCGGAACTAATGTAAGTTTAGGTGAGGAGTCTATGATTGAGTTTGATTGCGAAACTCATGGAGAGATTAGTTGGTATAGATAAATGAGAGATGAGAACAGAGGGGAAACAATCTAATTCAAACCTTCCTGCCCCTTCCCGACTTTAGAGAGACTGCGCTAGTCTTAGACAATAAAAGGCTAGGCAAGCAACGCGTAGAGGCTTATCAGATTATGAAAGTCTTGCGCGGAGAGACTAAAGGGTGGCGCAACCACCCTGCCGTTCTTATGTGGAGAGAGTATGAACCTGCGCTCTATGAGTACGGGCGAATAGTTTGTGGCGAGTGGCGCAATAGAGGTTTTGTTGATAACCTATATAATAAGTTTCCCGTCGAGCAAATAGTAATACCTGCGTGGTTAGGGGATATGAGACTTCATACCTCTCACCAAGCAAACTTAGTAAGGAAGTTTCCCGAACACTATCGAGAACACTTCCCTGATGTAGATGAAACTATGCCCTATTTTTGGGTGTCTAACGAGAAGGAATACAATGACTAAAAAGGTAAACGTAGTATTTTACGCAGAAACAATTAAGAACTCAGCAAAGGGTGGCGCATGGCTAACCACTATTAGAATTACTGATGAGGGTATGGATATTCCTAACGAAACCCTTACCGCAGCGTGGTCAAACGCTTCCGCAGCGAAGCGTTGGATCAAAGAAAAGGTACAAGAACTAACGCCACGCAAATCGTTAAAGTTAGTGGCTACAACGCAGAACTTAGACGCTAAAGGCAAGCCTTTAGCATGGGTAGGTCAACTCGGATACAAGCGAGACGTGTAATGAGTTTTACAGAGCCTATTATTCCAAATCCAGATTGGGGCAACCCATTTCCAAGTGTGATTCCAGATTGGGACGATGATGATGATGACGATTGACACTTTAACCGTAATAGGAACTATGATTGCTTTACTTGGTTTACTAGCCACAATGCTAATCATGTGGAGAGAGAACATATATTTAACAAAGAGAGTTAAAATGCTTCAAGTTCTTTTGAGAGAAGAAAGACGTAAAACTTAGTTTTCTATGCGGGACATGGGAACGTATCAAGGCGTTAAAGCACCTCTTTAACCTTTCTAATGCTAAGGGCGGTCATGACTCCCCCTCGACGAGCCGTACCTGCGCCTAGATACTAAGAAAGCCCCCCGATTGGGGGGCTTTCTTATTTACGGTTTGATAAATTATCTATTAAGAGTCCTGCTCTAGGGCTATCACACCATACCTCATGTGAGTTTTCAAGGGGTAAGTAGAGCAAGTCCCCTGGATTTAGCGTATAGGTAATGTCGTTATCTATTTTCCAAAAAGATGTACCTAGTATTTGCCAATAGAATATGTCATGAGGGTCGTGGTGGTCTGAAACAAGCCTATTAGATAGAGAGACTCTTATACCTTGAAAATGCCAGTCGAGAGAGCAGTCATGCCCCATAACTTTATAGTAACCACAGGTAGTATCCTCTTGCTCATTGTTTAAACCGTATAGAAGTTCTGATACCCCTTTAAACTCTTTAAATATGTCAGAGGTTTGAGGGGCAAGCCAAAACTTGCTTTGTATTTGTACGTTACCGATTGATATGAAGTCATTATTATTATGCTGCTTTACCCGTTCATTTAAGTCATGATTTGGGGTAAGTGACTCTTTATATAAAAAGTTTAAAACGTCTTCCCACGTAATGCTTGGGGGCTGGTAGTTTTCAAATACAATACCGTGACTATTCTGCTTAGCCTCTTTAATTTTATCTAACATCATGGCTTTGGCACTTCGCAGAAGTCAGTTGAGCAATACTTTTCACCAATAGCGTCGGAAGCCATGCCTGCGTACACGTCAGTAAAGTCAATAGGCAGGAGAGAAAGCGTGTAGTTATCGTAGGCTTCTTGCGTCATTTGAGTGTAAGGCATTTGAGGATAGACATGGTTGCCCATAGGTAAGAACGAAACAGTTTTTAGTTGCCCGTCAAACATATGAAGCACAGTGCCAACAGCATCTTTTTCCTTAACCGCGTCAAAAGAGACCGTTACAGATACAGAGTTGTCAGACCAATGGCGTTGAGCCATAGCAGCAAGAGATGTCTTTTCAAATATAGAAACGTCCTTCTCTGAGCGGAGAGCCGTAGACTTAATTGGGAAGAACACCACCGAAGTAGATGCTGGTGACTCTGAAGCTGGCTCTACTCGGTAGCCGCTAGCTTTGAAGAGGGGCAGCATAGGATCTTCATTACCAAATCTAATAGCACGAAGGAAGTATTGACCGCCAGGAGTCCAATGTACGCCAGGAGATTCTCCAGCCAAGATAGAGACAGTTCCCGAAGGCTTTACAGTAGTTGTTTTAATAGATTCGCGGATACCAAGCCACTCTGAGTATGACTTATCGTACTGCTGAACAACATTGTAACCAGCGTCCATCCACTCACGAAGAGTTGGAAGCCCGACTCGGTCAGCAAAGTTAGCCACACCAGACATGGAAGTTCCGATACGACGGTTGCGCTGCATGATTGCGTTGGTTTCTTCCCAGTGAGTAGGCAGAAGAGTTACAGTTTTGGCATAGAGATAAGCAAACTTAAGAGTTCGCTTAAAATCTTCTAAAGAGTCATGGCGATTCAAATAGGTTTCAACCAAAGTACAGCATTCAAATGATTCAAGAGACTGCTCAGCGCAAGGGTTGTAGCCCGAAGCTCTCCAGTCTTTGTTGTTGGCAGGGTCAACAAGGCGACCATATTTACGAGTTACATCCATCCAGATAACGCCAGGCTCACCATTGAGAGCAATGCCCTCAACAATGCTACTTAAATCTGAACCAACGCTAACTTCAACAGAGTTGTTAGACATCCAAGCCCAGCCAGGCGCTTTAGGGTTGTAAGAGTTGCGTTCTGGATAAATCTCAGCGTTCTTCAGATTAAGAAAGTCTTTGTCATCTAATCTACCCATGAGCAGCTCAGCTGAGCGGCGGACGTTGCCTGAGACTACGCAAACTCCAATTAGATTACCAAGATCGGCAATATCTTTACGGGTTAGTTTCTCTCCAGCACGGTTTTTAAATATAGAACGCACATAGTTGTGAAGGCGAACTAAAGGCTCTGGGCCCGCAGCTGTTCCGCCGAAAGTTTTGATTGGCTCGCCCGCAAGGCGGATTTCTTTGTAATCAAATACTGGAGCCTTACAATCTGATTTGAGGTAAGCATTGATGAGGGCGGCAGTTGATTCAACCCACCCTTCTCTGGTATCTGGGATGACGATTGGGTCGGTGTCTGGTTGTGGTTCATAAATAGTGAAGTCCTTGTCTGCGCCCTTATCATCGAAGCCAACGCCCACTCCGAGCATTGAAGCTTCCATTAGAAAAGCAAATGGTTTGGCTGGGTTAATTTTGGTCATGGATTCTGTGGATACAAAGGAGCAGTTTTGAAGAGCAGCTGAGTTCTTCTGTTCATTTACAAGTGGCGTGCCCATAACCCACAGTCCTCGGCCTGGTGGCGTCCACTTAAGATTAAACAAGCGGTCAAACGCCTCTTTAGCAGAAGACTGAGCCTTGGAGTCGTTCCAAGGTAGTCGGTTAGTCTTGGCGTGATCTTTCTGAATAGAATACATGCCGTTGATAACGCGCTCGCATACATCAACCCAAGTCTCTTTAGTCCCGTCAGCCTTTAGACGTGAGTAGGTTCGGAGAAAGGTAATCTCCCCAACCGAGTTCCCGCCAGCATCTACATATCCCCAAGGCACTTTCTTCTCCTTGTACCCTGTGACAAAGTCTTCGGCTAAATGAAACGATAATGGCATATGTTTTCCGTTCTGCTTAGGGTTTTATAGTTTACTTGCTTGCGGTGCAACTGTTCAGCAGGTATGGTGCTATCCACCTCTGCTATAGGCCTCTTATATGATAAGAGTGGCTACTCTTCTTCTATGATTTCACGTATGATTTGCGTAGTCTGCTCCTCATTTAGCCCATCATTTGGTAACTCTTTGAGCACGTTTGCGCGGTCTCCGAAGATGGAACTTAGCACACCTGCGGAGCCTTGTCGCTCTACGGTCATGCGAATAAACTCACGTGAGTCGTCCAATTCTTTGGTCGTTTTGATCAATTTAAATAGGCGGTCAATCTCCTGAGAAACATTAGGATCAGCGTAGCCACCGCTCATTTCTTCAGCAAAACGCATGAAAGCAACGCGTTGGCCCTGCATTTCTATAATTGAATTGATCAATGCCTTTAGTTGATCTTTAGTTTTAACTTCGATGGGCAGCTTAAATGCGCATACAGATTGAGGCTTAAAAGCAGGGCAGTTGGTTGCTACAAAACATGAGTCACATGACCGTAGTGAGGTGCTTTGAGAGTGTACAGTTTGTACATCTTGGATGAGCCCGTTCTCGTCTACGGTGCTAGAAATCTCGTAGCCGAACACAGGAAGATTGCCCATTTCTTCAGGTTCACGGGGCAAAAGTTTCCGCATCCCAACCCCCTTGTTATCAATACCAGGTAGGGGTGTTTCCGCGTTTGATACTACTTCTAGTTCATCGCTGTTATCATATAAGAAGCCCTCATCAGTAGTCACGCCGTTCACCTTTCGTTCAAATTGGCCGTATGACCACACTGCTAATCGGCAGACTTCCTTAGGGTCGTCTTCCAAAATCTTGTCTATATCAAGCCCAGCCTTTATATATACGTTCCGATACCTAGACCTAGCTTGATCCTTCATACGCTTTGGGTAGCGCATCAATTTCATGCCATCCCATACGATAGTCTCTCCGTGCATCATAGGGCTAAGCCAAGACATAGTGCTAGCCGATTCAATACTTACTTGGCGTAGGTTATCTGGTTTAGCGCAGCCTATCGCATGAAAGCGTGTGCCATTGTTTCGAACATGTGTTCGAGTAACTACGGCAAGCTGGGTCTCTTCCTCAATGGCGTAGCCAGGAATTGCTATATCTAAATAGGTATCTACCATTAGATTCAAGCCTTTTAATCCAGAAGCTGGATCCCAGACTGGCTGGAACTTGCCTGGTGGCACCTCCGACCAAGCTGTCTTTCTTTGTAGCTCAACAAAGGCGGGGTCTACTTCGCTAATCTCATTGAAAGTAGTTAAACGGTCTATGTTATGAGCAATAAAGTCTTCGTATTCGGCGGCAAAAACTGCGAGCTCGTCTGGGCCCAGAGATGTGCCTTTTGGGATGCCAGGGTACACATAAATAGAAAAATCATCATTAAAATAGTTATCTAATAGGTAATCTTTGTTTTTAGGTAAGCCCCGCTCCCGCAGCCGCCAGAAGCTCACGCCTACCTGAGTGGCTGAAGTTGTTTCTAATAGAGTACGGTTGCTGGGAACCTCTGCCCCTAGATATATCAGCTTCATTGTACGCGTGGGTCTTCTTTTATTGCGTCTTGCTGGTTGGCTATCTCTGTAGATATATCTTCCCAGCTTTTGCGGCCTACGCGGCTATCTGGTCTAAATTCCTCTTTGACGTAAGATGGTTGTAGAAACACCATTGTTGTGATTCCAACTTCTAATAAGTTTTTAGCCAGCACTGGGTTAGAAGTTATAACCATCTCAACTGGCCCTTGACCGCGACAATACTCAACTTGACGAAACTCTGCGTTATCTGTCATTGAGGGGATATCACGACCAATTAGATCATCAATTTTATTAATCTTATGTTGGCGTAACCACACATCGTCTACTTCTTTATTAGAAGATATTAAAAGCACTCTATTGTTTTCGGCAAGTAATCTGTATAGACCAAGGCCTTGATAGATAGGGGTATGAGTATGCGTACGCAGTACGCCGTCTATAAACATTAAAAATGTCACGAATTAATTCTCCAACTACCTAGTTAAATAATACTTGCTTCTGCCTCATCAACTGCGTCATCTAGTGTCCGCGTGTGCTCTTGTGAGCAGTTACCGCACTCCCTACACATTACTTTCCTAGCATAGTACGTCTAATTAAAGTATCAGTTGTTGGCAACTCCATACCATAAGTAGATTGTTCGTACTCCTTACGACTACGCGTAGATATATCTTTTAATTTCTTTAAGGCCTGAACTGTACCAGCAGATTTGCCTGCTTGCCAACGATAGTTAGCAATATCTGAGTACCCTTGCCCCTCTGGGCTAAACGCTGCTTTTCTACCACTGTGTATATCTTCAAACAAAGCAGAACCTTGTTGAATAGCTAACTTTAACGCAGACTCTGCGTTTCGTCTTGCGTGGTCAGTAGTAGCGGAGCCTATTGCGGTTAATGCTTTTGAATAGCGTGAAAGAATTTCTGTAGTCATTGAGGTATCTTGGGCTAGTTTACGTTCCCATAACTTATTAACTGGTGCTCTGCGAATCTCTGGTTGAACTGTCCAGTCATCATTAGTAAGCGAGTAAGCAGCATAAGGTTTAATTGAAATGATATCTGACTTTACATTTACGTAGAAAGTAAGTTCGTAGGCCTCTAAAAAGTTATCAACATAAGGATGAAGGGCTGTTCTAAAATCTTCATTAAACATATCAGCTATCTGTTTATCACTTAATGCTTTGTATTCTTGATTAGATTGGCGGAATGCTAAATAGTTTATACCAATTAAACAATCTAAATCAGCTGGTTTGCGAGCAGCAGTCCATTGATACGATACAGCTGATCCAGCAAGCCAAGCATGAATATAACCCTCAGGGTTATAATAATGAACGCGAAGGTGTTCAAGTAAGATTCTTAAAATTGACGATCTAACTGCTGGGATTAACTTTCCATCCCTAAATAGCCGTGGATCGAGCCCTGCGGAAGATGGGGCAAAATACGAAGTTTCTGAAGGCTCTACGTCTACTGGAGTTGCTTGCGCAACCAGTGCGTCGTATAAGTTCATCTACTTATTATAGTTCTTTTTCTCGCTCTTCTTTATAGATAACGTCATAGCGCTTCATCTTTTCTTCAATCTCTTGCGCTAAAGGCCGTGTCATGTAACCGCACGAATTGTGCGCGTTTATAAATGATTGCGCCCAAATTAAACCAAGTGTTTCATTTTCAGCGCTATCAATTTGAAATGACGCTTCGCAGTTGCAGCTCATCTCTATAAACATGGGGCCACCTCTTTAAATGTGTGTATGTACAGTATACCCCTGAGCTACAAGCCTTTAGTCGTAAAGGCCACGCTCTTTATACGCCTTTTGCTGGTTGTACATCTTAACAGGGCAAAAATCGCATAAATGTACCTTAATTGTAGATTTAGCCAAACCTTCAGAGGCGCGTTCTTTGTCAGTACCTGGTTTAAGCAGTTTACGATCTGTCTTATAGTCTGGACACTGGCCCTTGGGGCTGTTGTGAAGCTTCCAGCAAGACATAGCATCTGCGCTAAACGTATCTTTAAGGTCGTAAAACCCTGTACCAAAAACATCAAGACCTGCAGTTAATGGGCTTTTAGAAGTAAATTGCTCTTTAATCTGAGCAACAATTGATTCTTTAATCTTAGGTGTCATCCAATATACCCAGTTAATATCTACAAGGGCGCCGTAACAACCCTTACGCTCATGCGGGGCGTTAGACTCTGCTAAATATGGGTTTTCTGTTTGATCAAACTTACCATCACCTAAATATTTGCCAGATTTAACATACGGAATTTCTTCAATGCTTTTACAAGTTTTGCATACAAGCAGAAGGATATATTCGTTTTCTAGTTCAGTCTTTGACATGGCGAAATACTACCACAAAGGCTGCGTACTTATTTTATTTCCGCATCCTCAATACCTGTCATATCTGGGCGACCTTTACCTTTTTTTGGTAGTTTATTTTCTGGGCGACCAGTTGCAGTGTTATCTAAACCTTTAGTTGCCTCGTGAGGGTACGAAGACACATCTACTACAGATTCTGGGTCGTAGAAACCTTTTTTACCAACTTTAACATGACCATGGCCTGATCTTTCAACCTCTGTGTTACCAGGATTGAACTTTACAGCAAACGGCCCAGCTTTGGCCCAACCAGATGCACGACCTAAAGCAGCAGTCATCTCTTCGTGTGAGCCTACGGAACGGCGGTCATCTCGATCTCTACGGCGTGGTGTTTTCATTAGTTAGCTCCTGGGCTTACCTTTGCAGTCTCTTCTGAGTTAATAAAACCATAGTTCATGTAAGGGTGCAAGCCAGCGCGGTTCTTAACAACTAACTGGTCACCCATGCCTGGCGCAACTTCTGTATTTGGACGGCGCTTACGATACTTGCCGTCTGTTGTGCCTTCAATGAGTGAAGCACTCTCTGATCGGAACTTGTTTACGGTCATGCCATTCGGCCTTTCACTAATTTGTTCAACTTGCGTCGGTTGCAAGAGGAGCAAAGCTCTGTATGTAATGATTGTACGGGGTTCAACATCATCCCACACCCCTTACAGGATGTAGAACCGTTGTAAACTGTAGGCATTTCGCGCTGGGTTTCAAGCTCAACATCCATGGCTCCAGCCATACCTTCACCTGTGGCGTCTGTAAATAGTCCTGGGTCATTACTCATTTATCATCCTTTGAGTCTAGCCATTGAGTAGTAAATGTTAATCCGCCATTTTTACTAGCTGCCTCAAGCTCATCGGCGTGTGGGCCTTTTGGACGTGGGTTAAACTTGTTGTCGTACTCGTCGCGCTCATAGCTAGTTTCAATTAATCCTTCAGCTTTTTTTGAATCGCCACTTTTTACGGCGCCCTCAAAAGATCTACGTCTTGCCATAGCAGCGTCTAGTTTAGATTCGTGAAAGTCCTTGTTGTTGCGTCCCATTAAACTGCTCCTCCTAGAGTATTTCGACTGCTTGATTGAGTGCTGTTTGGCGTATTGCTAAAGTCAGACTCAACGCGCTGAGCGGTAGGTGCGGTACGCGGTAGGTCAATAATATCCTCAATACCAATTTCGTTTTCTGTAAACCCATATCTGGCTGGGAATAGTTTAATCTGAGGTAGCGGTGGGCGGACATATTCTTGAATCTCAGCCGCGCTCATGGTAAATGCGGCTAATGATTGGCTTAATAAACGCTCTTGATTAGAAGCAAATGGGCCAATGTAAGCCTGTGGTGGAAAAGCAGCCTCTTCTGGGGTAATGACTCCAGCGCGGTCTTTATCCCACGGCTTATGGCCGTAGACGCCTCCTGAATATAAATTTGCTCCGTTTGCCATGTTATTTCCAAGCTGGGCGCATACGCGCCATCTGGTCTACACGTTGCTTATCTAATGACATTGGTGATGTGCTGCGCATATTAGCCTTACCATCATTTGGTAAGTGTGGGGCAGGCGCAGCCATTGCGTTTTCTACGTTACGTTTTGATAAATATACGTTGCCAATTCGTGAGGCTCTCATTTGACGCGCAATACCGCGAGTGTTTTCTAAACCCTCTGGGTAATAATAATCTGATTGATCAATACGCTCACCGCGGTGAACACCACGCTGGTAGGATCGTTGACCGACTCGTGTTTTTAAACTGTTCATAACGGTGTCTGAGGTGCTTGAAGGGCGGCCTCTATCGTCACGACGGGATCTAATAGTACCTAAGTATCCATCTGGATATTCTGCTTGCGGTGCGCGTCCAACACCAAGGCGTAAGAAATCGAGTTCTGAACGAGCAACAGGAGTACCGCCTCCACCATAGTTGGTGTAGGTTCCTGCCATACCCGCAGCGCCGAGGCTCTGCGTATTTTGATGTGGGGCGCCCATGTTCTTATGGTACGCGGTGTTCCCCTGCTAAAACTGCTAAATCTCTGCGGGGATCGTACCCCTCACCAATAACTAATGAAACAATACCTGTTGGTGATTCTAATCCGCTCTTATCTCTAAACCACGCGCTTCCGCCATCCATGGCAGGCACTTGAACCCACAAGCGCGGACCAATTTGATCAGCGCGGAAATGGTGGAAATGACCTGTCATTAAAACATCAGCTGATCCTACTGGTGTACGACCAGTGGCTTGGCCTGATATCCATTTACCCATATCTTTTGCTTGATGGCCGTGCGCTAATCCTAATACAGTTCCACCTAAATCTAACGCAAGGGTAGCGTGGTCGGCAGGTGGATAACAAAACCTAACGTGTGATAGCGCTGGGTTTTCTGAACAAGCGTCTTGTACAGCAGCAACTATCTCTATCTGCCATGAATCAATAGGATCTAACATAGTAATTCTATGAGGCTCGTCATGATTACCAGGCACTACTGGAATAATTAGATCTTCGCACAAAGGCGCAAACGCTTTAATCCACGCCATAAGAACTCTGCGCCCTACTCTAATCTGTTGTGTTACTCCTAGGTCGCTACGGCCAATTACCATACCTTTTTGTGAGCTAGTACCTTCAATACAGTCGCCTAGTTGAGGTAAAACAACTGTGCCGATGGGCCTACCTAGTTTAAGTAATTCTTTATGACGCGCTACTGCTGCGTCTAAACCACGAAGAACTCGGTTAATTGTTTCTTCTGTGCCTCCACCAGCATCCTTGCCGTACTGAGTATCGCCTATTGCGTAAATGGCATACAAAGGGCCCGATACCTTTTCAATTTTGCCAGGCTTCCACTTTTGTATATGATCAACTAACGCATCATAATCAATGTCAACGCCGTGTTTTTGAAAAGCAGGTTTTACATTTACCCGTGCGGCCTCTAACCACTCGCCATCGTAACGCTGCCAACGGCTTTTACGAACGCTTACTACAACCCACACTTCTGGGTCTAAATCAAAGTCTTTAAATAAATCTATTGCGTCTGGTAACTCACCTGCGGTTCGCGGTGTAGAAATAAAATAACCGCCATCAACTCCTATATCTAGTTTTGCTCGCCAATCTTGAGGAACATTACTTTGTTTTACTTCGTTCTGCATGCTGTTTAAATCAGCATTTATAAGGGTTTTTCCTAGTATATTTAATTTTTCAGACATGTACAGTAACCTCTCAAGTGGGAACGAAAAGCGGTTAACCCAAACGGCATTGACTCTGCGTTATGTAATTCCTTATATAGTGAAGCAAGAACAACGTTTTTATTATTTTCTTTTAACTTAGCAAACGCTTCTTTTTCAGCATCTTCTAATGACTCAATCCAAACGCTTACTACACAGTTAATAGAAGCTTTTTCTTCAAGGTGCTTTGTTAAAATATCCAACATGTTATCCCCTTGTTGTCGTCGTGATGCGTTAAGGTTAACACATAAACATCGCCATAACAACAAAAAACCCCGCCACTAGGGCGGGGTTTAATTGGTAATACTTTAAGCTAAATCTGACATCCCTGATTGAAATGAAGGACGTTGACGATTCATAGCTGGACCAAGAATACGGCCGTTGCTTTGAGTAGCTGTTGCCTCTGGTGCGACATGCGCATTAAAACCTACTTTAATTCCGTAAGTTGCTCCATTACGTCCTTGAGCATTTGGGCTCAATACATTTGGGCGTGATGGCTTTGGTTGTGCATATGGATCACCAGACGCTGTGTTCTTCTTTTTGATAAGTGTTCCGCGCTCAGGCATTGCTACGCGTGGTTTTGCACTTGACGAAGATTTTGGCGCAGTTGATGCGTCCGCAATCGTTGGGTTCTTAGTTGAATCTTTCATTTATTTTCCTTTGGCCTAAGGGTTATTAAAGAATAACAGGATTACCGTACTTCTACAGACCAAACAATGGCTGAGATAGTACCTTCATGGCTTTCAATGCTAGCAAAACCAGGCACACAGATAAGGTCTAGCCCTCTAGGTGCGGTGTAACCACGAGCAATGGCAATAGCTTTGGTGGCTTGATTTACGGCCCCAGCACCTACTGCGCGTAATTTACAAGACCTTAGCTCATAAATACTATGAGCAATTGCTGACGCAACGGCTTGGGGGTTACTGCCTGCGCTTACACGCAGGATGTTTTCTTCATTTTGTTCAGTCATTTTATACCTCGTTTTACGAATAGTGTGAGTGCTCCGTCGGATTAAGTATGAGGTATTAAATAGTAACTGTCTTATTAAATAGGAGTTGGGGCTGTGGCCAAAGCTCCGCAGGAATAGCACTCCATATCAAGCATGTATAGGGCTATTTCCCCATCTTGAAACATGGCTTTTACGTTCCAAAGGGTAGACCCGCAAATACAGACCTCTACAGGGTCGCCGCGGAGGTCAAGCACCCCACTTCTCCTTTAAGCCTTCAATCAGCTTGCGGTTGGCTTCAATTTCGTTTTCAATCTCAACTACCTGCTCAGGGCTTAGTTTATCTTTATTATCTTGGTATACGCGAAGACCTGTTTCAAAGTTTTGCTCAAAAATAGCAATCTGTACCGCACGACGTTCTTTTACAAATGCTTCTGCGGCTGCTTGATTTGTTTCTTTTTTTTCTTGTCGTTTACTCACAACTCAATCCCAACCCAAAAACATAAAAAATCAATGTTAATTGAGTACTTATCAATAGAAAACCCTAATGATAAACGCTTTCCATAACCGTAGGAAACCCAGTACTTTTTAAAAATCTTACTCTCTTTATGCATTACCCTTGCCCTCCCCATCCTCCGCCTTTGAATTGTACTGCTGGTGGTGTGTAAACCTTAGTCATATAGTTACCGCACCTATCGCATGCGGGCCGTTCAACGGAATCAAACGTCATGTGCATCTCCACGGTGGAGTCACACGGCGTGCATACAAAATCATAATTCGGCATCTTGTTCTCCATATCCTGCATCACGTAGTAGCCCTACAAAATCTTCAAGCCTTAATAAAGTTACCCACTCACCCACGTTAGCTTCGCCTTGACCATTAAGCCTTAGCACTGCTACTGGCAAGTCTCTACCGTTATGTCGGTCTTTGAGTTGTTTAATAGTAGCACTTGGAGAAAAATCTTTACGCGCTTTTACTTCCCAGTCAATACCTACTGTGCCTGTTATGTCTGTGCCTGAGCGGCCCGCTCCAGTGCTTTCAGCATATGGGAACCCATGCTCAGCAAGATACATGGCTACAACTTTTTGAGAACGATATCCTCTGTGTTTACGAGATTGACTTGGCATTAGAACCTGTTTCGTAACGCTGAAGTACGTCGAGTAAGTTCACGGCTAGTCAAGCTGTAGTAACGCTCAAGGTTATCCATCGTAGTCTCTAGCATTTTACGATAAGCATAGGCATATATCTTTGCCGTAGATAGTTCAACAATCTCAGGGTCTACGCTAACAGCAGCTTTTAACATGGTAGCTTTTTCTGTGCTTTTTCCATTAGTTTTAGATAAGAATGCTTTTGCTTCAGCAGTTGAGTATGCGTTCTCAGCCTCTAACTCTGCTAGAGCAGCGCACGCCACCTGTGTGCGAAGAAAGCTGTAGTTCTCCATGTATTTGGTTGCTAAGACCATCAACTCTTGGTCGTCTACAACTGTAATATCTTTTGGAAATGGGGGCGAATCGATATCTAAGCTACGACGTACAGGTAACCCTTGTGCTTCAAGGACCTTCATTACCTCATCGCTTATGCCAGTTGCTATGATCTTAATCATTTACATATCCTTTACAGTTAGCACATTCATCGGAAGATAGATTACACACTGGAGGCTTTTTATCTCGAACCGCATCGCAGATCATCTTAGCTGCATCAAATAGTTCAGTAATTCCAAAATCGCTCTTGTGAACTACAAACTCTTTTGCTTCTTGATTAGCTTTGCATTCATAAATAAGAACAGCCTCTTGCGGTACGTCTTCATACCCAAGGAGTTCGGCTAGCTTCATATAAATTTGAACTTGTGTTATATGTTTTTGAAACGGTGCTTTTAACGCTCTCCATGCTTTTTCAATGTCGTTATCGTTTTCAATTAGTAACTCAGGAGCTTCCCACCTAAGGGTGCCTACACCTACTGATTTAATCTCAAGCATTAATGGATTGCCAAGGCCTACTAGCCAACCATCTGAGTGCCCACTAATACGTAATGGTTCATAAAACAAAGGAACTTCGCGGTATTCAAGTGGCCCGTCGTGACAGTCAGAACCGCCCCAGAACATCTCTTCGCACTCAACGCAATACCACTTACCGTACAGTACGTTCATCTGCTGGAACCAGCGTTGCCACTTTGCATGGATAAAGTGGCCTTCTTCAAACACTGATAGAAGGCGCATACTCATTTTTCTATTAGCCTGTGGTGATTGACCTAATAGTTGAAAGTAAGACGCACGGTAACACCAGTTACCACTTGCCATCTCAGATGGGTGTAGAACGTCTGTTCTACGGGATCCATCTCTAGGCTTAGACAATAGAAATCGCTCTACTGAACCAAGAACACGCGTATCTTTTTTACCCACTTCAATGAACCTCTTTAATGTGCCACTTGGTTTGTATTTCATACGTAGAACCTATCACGATTTTTTAGTTTCTACCCAATCCTTAAATGAAATTCCCGCTTTAGTTGCTTTACGCTTTAACGAGTTTCGTTCACGATGGCTCATGCCACCCCAGATACCGTGCTGCTCTTCCATTTTATCTGCGTACAGTAAACAATCTTTACGCACAGGGCATTCTGGTAAACCATCTTTGCCATAGCATACGGCTTTAGAGACCTGTGCTATTGATTGGTATTTAGATTTGTCTCTTGGGGGGTACCAGAGTTCGGTATCCATCCCTCTACATTTAGCTTTGTGTCGCCAGCTTTCATTGTGTCCAAGATCTGATTCGTACAAGTATGCTCCTGAAGAGTAGAGCGAAGCTCTAGAAAATCATCTTCAGTTAACATTACGTAGTTCTCGTTGTTAAGGCTGAAACCGAGGATAGGCATCCGACTGTCAAGAATTGCTTCTTCAACAATCTTTTCCAAAACCGTCGCTTTGACGGTAAAAGAAGCTTTGCCCGTCCACTTATGCTCTATAAGCAAATCAGTAGAACGCACATCGCCTTTCCGACTCCAGAAAGCTCCGCTTCCAGCGCTACGCTGTCCGCCAACTTTCTTTGCAAGTCGGTCCTCGTGCTTCTTAGACTCTCGTTGGCCCTTACTCTTCATAAGCGAACTTAGACCCAGCTTTAATTGAGTCCAGCACGTCCCGTTCAAGGGCCTCTTTCAAGTCAATCTCTTCCCGTATTGAGGCAAGCATAGCATCTGCACCCTGCCATTGTCGATCCCCGTATCGGTAGTAAGCCCCAGCACGGACAATAACCTTGTTTAACTTACCAATAGCGATTAATTCTTTACCAAAATCAAGTTCTCCAGCAGGTATTTCCCCGCCCTCAGCAAAGTAAAAATCAAAAGAAGCCACACGTGATGGTGGGGCGGACTTATTCTTTAATACTCTAGCTTTAATTGTTTGGCCAACACGATGCTTGTCCTCACCAGTTCCAGCCTCAATCCACTCATCTCTGCGTACATCTATACGGGTAAAGTAACTGTAATTCTTTCCCTTACCTCCTGGGGTAGTGCGCGGGTCGCCGTACATAACCCCAACCTTGTCGCGCCATTGATTAATCATAATGCCAATAAACGGGCGCTCAAACTCTGTAAGACTACGTTTAGATGCTAGTCCAACTTTACGAAAAAACTTATTAGTAAGTAACGCGCCACGACCTACAGTGTGCTCGTCCATGTTTTTGTCGTCTTCTGCGCTGGGCACTAACGATGGAAGTGAATCAACAACAATACAATCAATTGCTTTACTCTCTACAACCTGTATAACCGCCTCGTACGCCTCTTCCATAAGGTTTGTAGATACTACGTACACGCGAGAAGTATCAACGCCGCACATTTCTGCGTATTTTGGTACCCACTGCTCTGCTGCTACCCATACAGTTGTAAAGTCTGGATTAAGTTTTTGATTTGCTGCAATAGTTTTTAATGCAATTGCTGTTTTACCTTGACTCTCTTCACCAATAACCTCATGCCACTGATTAATTGGCCACCCACCACCTAGCGCTACGTCTAAAGAAATAGAGCCAGTAGTTATATAACCCATAACATCATCTCTAATGTCAGACCCTAAAACAATTGTGCCTAGGCCCATTTTTTTATTAATTGAGCTAAATACTTTTGCTAACTCACCTGTAATTGCCATTAAATATGTCCAATGATTGTCTGTGGATTAAACCCGCCTGCTTGCACTTGCTTTGATGGTTGAGCTGGCCCTGAGGCCTGTGGCCCGCTTGTTATGCCTTTGCCCATACCTGAACCGCTTTGTGTGATTGGGTACCCGCAATCATAACAACGTTTACGAGACTCTGCAGTTGCGCCTCCTACGTAGTTACCGCTACCACATCCTGGACACCGATCCGCCATAGGAACTGCGGGAGCGGCCACTGGGTATGAAGGCTGTTGTAACTGATATGGGACCTGCTGTTGCGGAACGTAAGTAGGCTGTATAACTTGTTGTTGAGGTACGGGTTGAACACCCAGTTTTTTTGCAAACCAATCAGCGTTACTCATTATCAATATCCATATCTACTCTTCCTGAACTTATTGCGGCAGTTTCTAGTATACCAAGGCTAAGCCCAATAGATAAAGCGCCAATTAAAGACGACATAGAAATTGCCTTATATATAACAGAAGAGGCCTCTATTTCTTCTTCAGACATTTCATTATTAGTTTTAGATTCTTGTAAAGCAAGCATAGTAGACACGCTCATATCAGAGATAGAATCAATAAAAGGCATTAACTCAAAAATACCGCTAAGGCGTAGATCGCTATCTTCTTTTTCTTTAACGTCGCCCTCTTCACTAACTCTATTTAAACCAACGCCCTCTGCTAAAGAGTTTGCAGGAGCTAGCCCTGTGTCGTATAGGTACCAACGAAGCATAGTTGATAACGGGATCTCTGTAGATACGACCTCAAACTTTTTCTTTCTTTTGTTATACCACGCCATGTTTAACCCATTTCTTTTCTAGTTGTTTACTCATTTTGCCTCTCCCCACTTGGTAACTACTTTAATATCTGCTACTAAAGGAATGGGTAGAATCTTAATTTCTTCCATAGCCTCACGGATAGCGCTGATTGTTTGGTCTACCAGATGGTCTGGGGTTAACGTTACAAGCTCGTCGTGCACTGTAAGGATCAATTTAGCACCTTCTGGGATCATCTGATGAGCACGCACCATAGCAACTTTAATAATGTCAGCAGCCGAGCCTTGAATCCTTGTGTTAAACGCTTGACGCTCAGAGCTAGACCTAAAGCTGTGGACTTTAGACGAAATATCAGGAAGATAGCGTCTACGCTTTAAAATTGTAGTAACGTACCCTTTATTACGAGATAGGCCAATAACCTTAGCGCGGTAGGTGCTAACAGCCGCAAATTTATCAGAAAAGTCAGTCAAAAGCTTTTTTGCCTCATTGACCGAGCACCCAATAGAACGTGCGATTTTGTCAGGGCCTACGCCGTAAGCCATAGCAAGCACAAGAACTTTACCTGCTTTACGGTCTACCCCCATCGTATCTCCTACCGTAGTGTAAATATCCCCACCATCTAGATAGTTTTTCATCATAATTGGGTCTTCTGACATTGCCGCAATTACGCGAGGCTCAATCTGTGAGTAGTCGGCTACTACCAATTTGTACCCCTCAGGGGCTGTAAATAAATTACGGATAGAGCGCCCGTGCGCAGTGTGCGGAGCAGGTACATTTTGAAGGTTAGGGTTACGGCTAGAAAAACGACCAGTCTCTGCCCCCCATTGAACAAAGTCACCGTAGATGCGGCTATTAACTAACATAGACTCTCGGGTTTCAACTTTTGATTTACCGCCCACGGTTTTAGTTACCTCACCGCCTAAATACGGAATTACGTACGTACTCATCAACTTATTTAAATCTGAATAAGTTAAAAGGGCGTTTACCAACTCATCTTTTTCTCGATAAGGTTCTAACGCCTCAGCAGATACGGAATAGTCTTTGTAGTCAAGTTCAGTCTCTGCTTTTTGTAACCCTTTACCAGTAAGGAGTTGTGGCCGTAACCCTCGACAACCTTCGTCGCGAGGCCCGTATAAAATGTATTGTTTTTCATTATTTGAATTAATATTAAACGGCTGACCAGCAATGCGATAAATATTAGATCTAACCTCTTCGATCTCAAGCACTAGCTTGTCATGAAGAATCTGTAATTCATTTGTATCAATGGGTGCGCCAGTCAATTTCATATCGCAAAGCACACGAAGAACATCCATCTCCAACTTCATAACGCCTTCAACATCAGCAGCCGCCAACTTTGGAGCAATAGACTTCCAAAGAATAAACGTGTATTTAGCGTCTAAGTAAGAGTATTTAGCTACCTCGCTAAACGAATAAAGCTCAACTTGATGGCCAATGCCCTTTTCCATGCTGTAGCCCAGCTCTCGCTGTAAGCAATCGTCTAAACCTAACTTGCCTTTGTTCTTGTTATCATATAAAAAAGAAGCCATTAGCGTATCAAAATAAGGCCCTAGAGGCACACTACCTCCGTAGTACTTTGCTACAGAACTAAGATCAAATACTAAGTTGTGGCCTATAGTTAATATGCTGTCGTTAAACATTAAAGGCTTAATTGCTTTAAATACTTCTGCTGGGAACAACTGTGTAGGGGCCTCATCAAACACTTTGATTGCTTTTTTCTTATCACGAGAGTAGTCCAACTCTCGGGCAGGTAATCCCGCAGCCACTCGTTTTTCACCTTGTCCAGTTAACGGAAAAGATTCAGAAACAAACTCCCCGTGCGGGTGCCCCATAGGAATTACATCGCCTCTGCCATGAGTAGCAAAGCTAATCCAAAGAACTTCGTTTACAGCAGGAGTGCCGCGATGATCTCCAACGGTTTCCACGTCAAATGCAAACGAGTCTTGCTTAAGATAGTAATTAACCATCTCGTTTAACTGTTCTTTTGTTGTAATAATATTCAAGCTGCACCCCTTATAAAGCCGAAAGGCTAGAGCCAGGGGATATAGGCCCTAGCCTTTCAGCGACCTATTTATTAAAGAAGTGAAGAAGCAACCGCTTCTAGTTCTTCCCAAGTTGGCTCCTTAATAGCGGAGCGTTCAAACGGCACCATTGCAGCAATTGCTTTTTCAATTGCTTCTTCATCTGTAATGCCCCAGTCCTCAGCGAGATCACGTGGCTTAACTGGATTAATATGGTACACAGTTGATTGCATCTTGCCTGTACGACTAATCGCCCAGTAGTTCTTTGTTAAAGGGCCTGCTGGTGAAAAGTGCGCGGCATGCAGTGATTTGTACAAACGTGGACTTGCAATAAGCATTTGACGCTGCGGACCACCAGGTGCGCTGAGGTTAGCAATTGTAAATGCTTTTTTATCTTCAGGCTTACTTCCAATCTTTACACACAACGGGTCATTAGCACCTAGTGAAACGAATGAACGCTTACCTGATGTAATTTGCGACAAGAAGTGCTGCTTGTAGATAGCGAACGGGCCATCTTGATCAAGGAACTTAATTACTTGAAAGTCACCATCGCTGAATTTAAATTCAACTGGATAACCGCCTGCTGGTGCAGATGCTTTATCTGCGGCTTCCCAACCAGATTGAATTACTGAGCTTGTGCTCTGGGCTGGTCGGTCTTCAATTGCTGTGTTAGAAAACTCGTCGTTCTCTGCTACGTACTCATCTGTTCTGTTTACTGCCATTTGTTTATCATCCTTTTATTTTAGTTTGGTTTAGTTTCGTTTGCTCGGATGTTATTCCAAGCCTCGGCTATCTCATTGCTGAGCTGTCGGTGTGCAGACCATTCTATACGTTTTATGTTTAGAAGTCCAGCCGAATCAAACAACCGAATTACTGCTTCCACCATAGCCCTAGAGTAAAGTCTACGGCCTTGATGGTCATCCCCCTTAGAGTCCTTCTTAGCGGGAAGTCTATATGGTGAGGCGGGTAAGTACCCCTCTTTTATCCAAGTACGGATAGTAATAACTGGACGACCTAGAGCCGCAGCAAGCGGCCCAATAGTAAACATCTCTACCTCATTGCCGTTAGGCAAAGTTTTTTTATAAGGCTTAGTATCCCAATGTAAATCTAGTTTTACTTCTGGAGCCTTCTCTACCAACGGCTTTCTTTTACGTTTGCTGTTAGGGTAATAAGAATCCA